ATGGCCGACGCTGAGACCCGCCTGCACTATTTCGATGACGAGACAGCATCCCCATCTGACACGTTGCTGAAGATGATGATTCAGCAGGGCTACGTTCCAGCGACATGTTTGCTCGGTGGCCGCACGGTATGGAGCGAGATAAGTGGCGGTTTCGACCCATGCTCTGGCTGTAATGGCCCGCGTGAAAAGTGTCATGGGGCACCCAAAGAAAGAGGCTCCCTGTGGACGCTGAGACCCGCCTCTTGATCGAGCAGGTGATAGCGAGGCTGGAATGTGACGTACCGCGGTACGCGTGCAAGCAGGTCGCGCACGACGATAACGACTGGCAGGCCGCGATCGGTGCGTTGTTGGGAGCGGCATTCAAATGAAGAAAATCTATCGACATCTCCACATCGCCTCTTCGTTACGGAAACTTGAGACGAAGAAGTTCAATGGAATCGACTATGAAGTCGTTCCGGTTGTGGCGCTCATGGAAGGTGTCATCTGGCCGGTCAATGCCGAACTTCCTGAACTCGTGACTGCAAGTGAGTTAGCCAAGGCTCCCGCTGGGTGGAATGGTCGACCCATCGTAATGAATCATCCCGTCATCGAAGACAATCGCACTAGTGCGAATGATCCGACGACTCTTGAAGAATCGCAGTTTGGTATTATCTTTAACACAGCCATGCAGGACACGAAACTGGGAATGGAAGCATGGCTGGACCCGGACAAAGCCAAACAAGTCGATGAGGCACAAGATACACTTGATCGTATCGCTGCTGGTGATACGGTTGAAGTATCGGTTGGTGTCTGGGTTGTCCTCGAAGAAACGTCCGGGGAATTCAACGGCATTCCGTACTTTGGTGTCTGGCGTGAGATCGTGCCGGATCACCTTGCATTTTTATCGGACGGAGAGATTGGGGCGTGCTCGGTTGAAATGGGTTGTGGGGTGCCGCGTACGGCAGTAGTACATATGCGGACTGCGCGTGGTTTCGTTCCGCTGAATGCGAAGGAGATACGGATGGCAAAAGTTCAAAAGTCCACTCAGTTAATTGCTGCCAAATCCAAGTGGGACGCAGCACACGCGAAGATGATGGCGTCGCTTGGTCAAACTGATCAGGGTCTTCGCACTCGACTCAATTCGGCATTGGAAGAAGCGCTGCCGAACTTTATCGGTGTCGAGATGGTGTACCCAGACGACAAGATGGTTGTGTATGCCACACTCAATGAAACCGATTGGTCATTTGGATTCTGGCGTGCCCCGTATACCACCGATGCGGCTGGCGCAGTCACTGTCGATGTTTCATCCCCAGAGGAGGTGTTGCAGTTCATTACATTTGAGACCGCGGCATCGGCCGCTGCCAAACCGCGTCACTCATGTTCGTGTGGCGCCAACAAGGAGACGGATATGACGGATCCGAAGAACGCGAAAGGCGAAGAAAAAAAGAAGGAACGAGTGAAGTCGATCATCGCCAGCAAGAGGACTTCATTCACCAACGACGACGAAGTGTATCTGTTGTCGTTGTCCGACGCTCGACTCACCGAACTCGAGGACACGGCTACGAAACCGGAAACGAAGGAAGAAACCGAGGAGGAGAAATCGAAGCGCGAAAAGGAATCTCAGCAGAATGCGAATTCTTCAACGACCACGACGCAGCAGACGGCAGCGGCAACCGCCGGGAAGAAGGAAGTCTCGGTCGAGGAATACGTTTCCCAGGCTCCGCCGGCGGTTCGTGAAGCCCTCCAGGAAGGTGTGCGTGCGGCGTCGACTCGTCGTGCAACGTTAATCAAGATCCTGAAGGATTCCGGTCGTTGCGACTTCACCGACAAGGAACTTCAGGCGAAGCCGATCGATGAACTTGATCGTCTCGTGAAGTTGGTCGGTACATCGACTACTGAATCGTCTGAAGTCGATTTCTCCGGTCAACAGCCGCGGTCAGCCGCCGGTGCACGTGATGAGGTGCCACCGCCAATTTCGTTGAAGGAGGTACTCAACAAGAAAGCTTCGTAACGTTCACTCAATCGATAGTTGACTGAGGAGGTTCAGGTATGGCAAAGCGAGTCATCGTGCTGCTGGGTCAGCCGATCTACGACGAAGACAACGCGGCAGCTGAAGCTGTTACTCCGGGACATCTGGTCTCGAGGAACGGCAGCGGTCTGTGGATCAAACATGCCACGGCCGGTGGCAACACTCCTCGTACGTTCGCTCTCGAACGCGATGAGATGGGTAAGGACATCGACACGGCGTACGCCATTGGTGATACGGTGAAAGTCGCTCACTTTCATCCTGGTATGCGAGTGAACGCCATCATCGCCAACGGAGTCAACGCCACGATCAACAGTCTGCTCGAATCCGACGGTGCAGGACGACTGCGTGTACTCACCACCGGAGTTGCGCTCGCCCAGAGTCTCGAGGCACTCAACAACACCAGTGGTGCGGACGCCCGTCTGCGGGTTGAAGTTCTCTGAGAAGGAGGTAGGGCATGAGGATCCGATCTGCAAGTCGCGGGTACATGAAGTCTCCGTCACGATACGGAGCGAGTATGCGTCAAGCCATTGGTGTCGGTGGTGGTCCGGTCACATTCGATACGGGCCGACAGTTCTGGGGAGGCAGCACTGGACGATGGGCGGGCGAACAGTTGATGCGAGCGTTGAAAGCCGCTGGCAATGACTTTCGTCTGCTTGAAAAAGCGTTTTCTCCGTCGGCGCTTCGTACGTTGGACACGTTGTCCAAGGACGAGTGGAAAGCGTTCGACACAGCGATCGTGCAGGAAGCGTCCATTCGTCTGGTCGGAGTCAGTGATCTGATTTCGGCGGGACTCACGATCTCGCTTCCGAATGCCATGGCGAAAACCGTCCTCGAATACGAGAAGATGACCGACATGCAGCCGGCGACGGTTTCCATGGACGGTATGACTCGGGCCGAGAATGATCGCATGGAAGTCTCGCTCTCCGGATTACCCATCCCGATCATTCACAAGGACTGGTTCCTCAGTCTTCGTACCTTGCTCGCGTCGCGAATCAAGGGAGAAGGTCTGGACGTCACGCAGGCGCGAACATCAGGTCGCTTGGTGGCGGAAGAAGTCGAGCGGATGCTGTATCGGGGTGGCAAGACCTTCGGTGGTCTTCCGATCTACGGATACACTACGCATCCAAATCGCAACACGGTCAGCTTCGGCACGAATGGTTCGTGGGCAGCGGCGGCGAAGACCGGTGAGAACATGCTGGCTGATCTATTCAGCATGATCGCATTGGCTGAAGGTGATCGTATGTACGGGCCGTATTGGGTGTACGTGTCTCGCAACATCTCACCGAAGATCGAAGGTGACTTCAAGACGAACTCCGACAAATCCATTCGGCAGCGTCTGATGGAAGTGTCTGGAATCACTGCGGTAAAGGCAGTCGATCAACTCCCGGCCGATACGGTCATTCTCGTTCAAGCGACGTCGGATGTCGTGGTCATGGTCGACGGCGAACCGTTCCAGACCGTACAGTGGGATGTGCAAGGCGGATTCGGAATCAACTTCAAGGCATTTGCGATTCAGATTCCGTTGGTCCGAGCGGATTCACAGGGTCGCAGCGGCGTCGTCCACATGTCGTAATCAAGGAGGAACTGAAATGGCCGAGGAGACTGCAGCCCAGAAGAAAGATCGGGAAGTTCGTGAAAAGGCGGAACGTGATCGTATCGCAGCTGAGCAGGCCGACAAGGACCGGCAGGCAACGGCTGAGGCGGAGAAGAGCAAGACCGCTGGTGCGGCGACTGGTGGTCCTCAGGAGGTCGTGGTGACCGGACGACCAATCGCAGGCACCGGAACCGCAGCGGCGGTGGAAACACTTCTGTACAAGTTGCGTCCTGGCAAGACGCACATCCATGACGGACGAATGCTCAAGTCCGGGGAAACAATCGAACTCAATCGGAACCAGGCACGTGCATTCGTCGACAAGTTCGAGCCGATCAACAAAGATCAGAAGTTCAAGGAAGATCAACCGACCGGCGAAGCCGTGTCCAGCGAGAATGCCCCGCAAGGTGCTCCGCCGCAGTCACTCGTGGTTCCGATTCCCGAATCGAAGGTGAATCTGGAGAAACCACCCGAGGATCCGAATTCGTTGGATCCTGCTCGCCAGGGACAGCGTGCTCGTGCACCGCGGGAGCAGTGGTCGTAGACTGAGATTCGGGTGGTAACCACTACCCACCCGAAGTCACTCTAACTTTTTGGGGGATCAAGAATGGAAGCCACCACTCCATATCGTTTGAAGACCGATCAAAAACCTCATCACATTCCTGTGATGGACGAGGATTCAGGCAAGCCCGGATTCATCATCATTGAACCCGGACAGATTGCACATCTCACTGAGTCTCAAGCTATCGCATGGGGTGACAAGTTCGAACTGTATCACGGACCGGACAAAAAAAGAAAGAAGAAAACCAGGGACCGAGACGAGGAGACGGAGGTGTCCGCATCGTCGGAGAATTTTGAAGACGATGAAGAAGTTGAAATCGTTGAAGAGGAGGAAGAGCCGCCGAAGAAGAAAAAGGATAAGAAGAAAAAGAAACGGTAATCTGTCCTTGTCCTTGTCTTTGAACCTGGGAGGCTAATGTGCCGACCGTTATTGCGACTCCGGGTGCGGCGAATGCGAATAGTTTTCTGACTGTTGTCGAGTTCGACAGCTATTTGACAACGCGTCTGTGGGTCCCGGCGACTGTCGCGGCTGCGGATCAGACCAAAAAAGAAACCGCAGTCATCATGGCTACCTCGGTTCTTGTTCGAATGATTTCTGGGTATCGTGAGTTCGTGATTTCAAAGAACTACGTCCGAATTCATCCGACATGGACCGGATCACGAACCACGTCGTCACAAGCCTTGCCGTGGCCACGAACAGGAATGCTGGATCGGAACGCAAATCCGATTGCAGACAATGTGATTCCTGCGGATTTGAAGAACGGTACGGCTGAATTGGCTGTTCAACTTATCACAACGGATCGTACGGCGGAGAATTCGGTGGTCGCTGGCGGTCTTACGGATCTAACTGCAGGTCCAGTATCACTTTCATTTAAGGAGGAATTTGAAGTCAAAGTACTCCCAGACAATGTCACACTGATGTTGGTGCCGTCTTGGTTGACTGATGAACAGATCGAATATCTGAATAGAGCTAAATTCGAAGTCATCGAGACGTCATCATCATAGGGAGGACGCATGGAATGGAATATCGAGAAGTTTGGGACACGAGCTGAAATCAGTCGACAGATCAGCGAAGAACCGTGTCCACTCATTGTGAAGAACGTGGTGTCACAATTGTCGATGGAGTTCGATGGAAACGCGGAGTTCAAACTCGCGACTCATGGACGCATCGACGAAGGAAAGGGTGAGATCACCGTTTTCATTGAAGTGGGGTAGTCATGGGATTGTTGAACATTGTTCGGTCGGGAGTCGCGACTGCGAACCAATTAACAGCAGATTTGCAAGCGAATGTCACTTGGGAACGATATCGTACTGAAGGTGGATCTGGTGATGAGTCATATGATCCGCCGGTTCAAGTTCCTGCGATAGTCAGTTGGGAACAGAAACAAGTTCGAACACCAGCTGGTGAACTCAGTGTCAGTCGTGCGCAAGTCATTTTCCTGGATCCGAACATTGTTGTCAACGACGACGACAAGATCACCCTTCCAGATGGAACCACTGGACCCATCATTGATATGACTGGGTTCATTGATCGTGAGACAGGTCATCCTGTACTCACAGAGGTATTTCTGGGATGATTTCATACTCGGTCTTTCGCGGTACGACCAAGTGTCTGGCGCAGATACGAAAGTTGAAAGCGTTTACGCCAGATCATTTCGCTGATGCGTTGAAACAAGAAGTGAATGAAGTGGAAGTACCTGAATGCAAGCGACGGTGTCCGGTCGAGGAAGGGGTGCTTCGTGACTCCATTCATAGTATTGGTCCAACTCGAAAGAGCAATCGAGTGATTGAGATGAAGATCGTCGCTGGAGAACCAGGTAGCGGAGCCGAGGAGTATGCACTTATAATTCATGAGGATTTGGATCTCGATCACCCCGCTGGTGGTGAGGCGAAATTCATTGAACGTCCTCTGAAGGAGAGTGCGCCGCATATGCCAGCACGAATTGCTAAACGAATCGATCTAAACAAGGCAAAGTGATGGGTACTGCAAATGACCTTGTCGTACATATCGTGAATGCGGGTCTCGGTACGTACGGTACCAATTTGTTCAAAGGATCAAAAGTCGCAATGCCGCCTGGGGACGGTCCGTACATCTCAGTAGTCGTTTCTGGTGGTACGGCTCCTGAGGGTACACACAATGACGGGAAGACGGCTTACGTCCGTCCATCGTGTCAAGTGATGGTGCGGGCGAAGTCGTATGAAACGGCGGAGGTACGTGCTGGAGAACTCTTTTCGTTGATTTCCAAGATTCGTGATCAATTCATCAATGGCACATGGTGGCGTTCAGTCACTATGATTCAGTCCGAGCCATTTGATTTTGGTCCGGATGAAGTAGGACGGCCTCGGTTCGTGTTCAATCTCAATATCGTCAAACGTTCGTCACCAGCCACCAGTTAAAGGAGTTGCTATGCCACAGACGCTCACTACGAAGATTGCCCTGATCGTGAATGCGCTCTTGCAGAATACCGTTGGGGCTGCAAACGTTCCGGGGTTGATTGATCGAAACTACCAAATCTCGCTCGCGAACGGTACTGGTGCGAATCAAGCGGATCGAGTCTATTCCGCGTCGATTACATTGGCGGCGTCTGCGACGCAAGATATCGATCTTGCCGGAGTGTTGACGGATATCTTCGGTGCGATCGTAACATTCGCTCGGATCAAAGCGATCGCCATTTCTGCGTTGGCGGCCAATACAAACAATGTCGTACTCGGTGCCGCAGCAGCAAATGCATTTGTCGGACCATTTGGTAGTGCGACGCACACCATCGCGGTGAAACCTGGGGGACTTTTCATCGACGTTGCGCCGGATGCGACAGGATGGGCAGTCACCGCGGGCACGGCTGATCAGCTTCGTGTGGGGAACAGTGCCGGTGGCTCATCGGTGACGTTCGAAATCATTCTCATTGGTGCCAGCGCGTAGTAACATCAGGACCGAAGAGGAGAGGAGTCTATGTCAAACGCTGTTACATCAACTGGAATTCTAGTTCGGCGAGCATTGTTGGCCGACCCTACGAACTTCACGACCATTGGTGAGATCACCGAAGTCGATCCGGGAGGAATGAGTCGAAACAAGATCGAGACGTCAACGCATAACGAGGGAACGGAGTCCCATGTACTCGGTTTGCTTCGTCAAGCTGATCCGTCATTCAAGATCAACTACGTGGCGGCTGATTCGTCACACATCAACATCGTGAATGACATTGTCAACAACGTCAAGAATCAGTGGCAGATCCTGTTTCCGTCCGGCAAGACGCGCACTGGACCGGCGTACGTGCAGCAGTTCAAGTTCGATGTGGCACCGGTCGACGGCAAGCAAGGTGCGGCGCTGGCGTTGACGTGGGCAGGAATCGTTGTCGAAGCGTAGAACAAGGGAGAGCCACCATGACCCAAGTACTGGAGAAACGAGTTCCGTCGTTAGAAGAAATCTGGAAAGCACAGGACCTCGAATTCAAGGAGGAGCCGGTTTCGGAGTGGGGTGAGGATTTTGTGGTGTACGTGACCGAGATGGACGCTGGATCCTCACTTCAATTCAGTCGAACGATGGATGATGAAAAGAACATATCCGATGGTATGTTCATTCTCATTTCATTTTGTGTTAGAGACGCTCCGCCACCAAACGGCAAGCTACTGTTCACAATGGATGATGTACCCAAAATGCGCGGGAAGAATATCCGTGTGTGGACGCGTCTGCAACGAGCCGCCATGGAAGTCAACAAGATGACATCTCGAGGTCTTGCTGTATTAAAAAAGCTCTCAAGCGAGGCGGAGATCGAAGGTTCGCCTACCGACTTGCAAAAGAGCTAGGCGAGCCCAACGTTGATTACATGCTCTCACGGATGACTGCAAGTCAATTCCGTGAGTGGAGAGTTTTTTTCGATTTGGAACCGTTTGGTGAGGAACGAGACGATTATCGATTCGCTTCTATCTGTCAAGCATTGTGGACAATTGCACGAGCACCACGTTCACAAATGCCGATTGAGAACTTCTTGGTGAATTACGGGGATGGCGTTCCCCGTACAGTACAACCAGAGCAGTCGTTGGATCACCAAGAACGTTTAATCGATATGTGGATTGCCGGAAGCAACGCGATCTTCAGTAAAAAGCGAGCGTCCTAATGCAACTTGAAGCCATTGAAGGGTTAATAGAACTCAAGGACGACTTCACCAGTGAGCTCGGGCTTGCAGAAGCTGCGCTTGTCAATTTCACGAAGACCAATCAAGAAAGTTTGAAAGCCATTGCCGGAGCCGCCGGGTTGTTGGGTGCCGCATTTGCGGCAGTGGGTGCGTCTATTGTTGCACTCGGTAATCGAGGTGCTGATGTAAATGATCTGTCCAGTACGTTGGATCATTTCGCCGGGAGTGCCGGTGAAGCTCGGGATATCATGGACCAGCTTCACAAAGGTACTCTCAATACGGTTGACGATTTTGATTTAATGAAGGAGGCCTCACATGTTCTATCTGCCGGTGTCAAACTAACTGCAGAAGATTTCAATACCCTAGGTTCTGCGGCGTTTGTTCTTCAGAATCGGGGGCTTGGTCCGACGAAAGATATGTTGGGTCTGGTATCTGATGCATTGGTTACCGGTCGAGTAAAGGCGCTTCAGAAAATAACCGGTATCATTGACTTAACCAAGGCTGAGAGCGATTATGCTGA